GAATTGTAATAAGAACTTTTAATTGTGCAAGAACGATTCTTTCTCCAACTGATACGAGCTGCTATCTGTTGATCGATATCATTGATATATCGTCGGATAAAATGATTAATATCGCGACCCTCCAAGACACGAATACCAATAAAGTTTACAGTTTTAAAAATATTGCGAAGCTGACGTAGGAATACATCGGAGTGTGTCCACCACGTTCCTTCCATATTGTATGTAACACCAGAGCGACGATCACGAAGAACTGTAGCGTCATCAGTGCGTCCCATACCAAGATAGTCTTCGTCATTTACACGAGGGAACTTTTTGTGATATCGGACACCGCAAGCTTCACCATCACTCAAAACAATACATTGAACTTTCTCAACACCATTCTTTTTCTGGAACTGAGGAAGGATCTGATGCAATGCAATAAAACTCTCACACAATGGAGTTCCAGATAAAGTCATACCTGTGGGAACATGATATCTAGGGCAATAAAAGTGAAAAGCACGAGCAATACGAAACACATTGATCATCTGTTTTTCCAGAGTCTTATTGTTAACACTACTGTTGAACAGATTCATCATAGAAAATGTAGGGTCAACACAAATAAGTCCCTCTTTCTTTTCATATGCATATTCCATGAATTGTCCCTTAGGATATTCATTGGTGAATGCATAAACATCAAAGGGAATAGAAACCTTACGGCAGAACCAAATCAAGTTATAGAGTTGTTTGACTGTATCTTCCATGACGTGTGCCATAGATCCTGACCAATCAAGAATGAACACCAGACCATGATTCTTACCATCAGGAATCACGGATACTTTTTTGAACAGATCTTCGTTGTACTTGTAGGTATGAAGTTTCGTAGTATCAAGCACTCCAGTCCGTGATGTAGTGGCACGATTATAAGAACTTGCAGCTTTGCGACACTCAAATTCCTTTACCAGATAGTTGACTTCTTTCTGTGCAGACTTCTTGAATTCATAGAAACTCTGGTCACTGATTTCAAAACACTGATCATCAAACTCTTCCCATTCAGCCTTACAACGTTCATGGATATCTGCATTAGGAACAATCACCATGTTTAGGTCAAGTTCAGGAATTTCAACGTATTTGTTTTCTACCGCAAACGAAGACGTTAGATCTTTCAAGGATTCACTGAGACGATCAACAGTCTCTGCAATCGGTTCATGATTTTGACCACCACCATGTCCCGATTCCCCTAATTGAGAATTTTCCTGATTACTTTGTTCTTCAGATTCACCAGAATCTTCAGAGTCTGCAGAGTTCTCAAATGATGACTGTTGTTGTGATTGATTTTCATCTTGACCAGAACCAGTAGGAGGCAGTTCTATGGTTTGCGTTTTCTCTGGTTCAGGTTTGTTTTTGCAGTAGTTGTAAAGTGTTTCTGCAGCTGACAAGACATCTTTAAAAGTCTCACATTCCCAAATTTCACTAAGAATTTTTTTCTCTTCAGAGTTAAACTCAATGTCAACAAAGTTACCGATTTTGAAATGCAGATTGGTACGATCTGCAAGATTCATGTTATTGATATCAACATCCTCAATCTCAAAAAAGTCCTCATCAGCAAGTTCGTTGTATCCACGATAGAAAGACTTTGCAAGACCTGCATATCGACGTTTCATTAGTTTCTCAATTCGAACATCCTCCACAATATTGACAAAGGAATGGGGGATGTTTTCCGGTAGATCTTCGTTGGGAGTAAAAAGTGCGTGACCAACTTCATGTCCTACCAGCATGTCATAGACATCATTGCTGGCCTTGTCCCAAATAGGTAAAACCAGAACGCGAGTCTCAACGTTGAACTGCGCCGTAGGACATTTCTTATGTTCAACAATCAGATCTTCAGTCGCCAGGAGTTTGGCGAGTTGAGATTTGATTTCATGAGACACCAAAGACATAAGGTTTGTTTCGTATGGACTCATAATACGACGAAACCCGCTTCTTGTGCGGGTTCATGTGACACTTTTTAAAGTGTCTGAGGGCCTCTCTACGTGCTCTCATCGCTTGTGGTTTGAGAGTAGGTTTCTGTTTTTTCTTAGAGTGGTGTTGCCAATTAGGGGTTGTCATAGAACCATCCTGGAAAATCCTTTGACTTTTTCAAAACGAATCAACCCATCAAATTTATCATGCAATGACTCTTTGTGGGAGATGACAAAAATGTTTGCACCTTTGATGACAAATCTTACAATCTTAAGGAACTCTTCTGTTCCCATTCCATCCAGAGAACTATCGAACACTTCGTCCATGATAAGAAGATTTGTATTTACTGAATTCTTGAACCTAGCAACCTCTCTCCATGTGAAGAGAAGAGCTAGGTCAATTCTCATTTTTTCACCTTCACTAAAAGATGCATAGGAAAAGTTTTCATGAATGGGAGACTGCACCGTTTCATTGAACTCTTCGTCTAGTTTGAAGTTGATGTAAAAATCCATCATCTGGAGATACTTATTAACCTGTTGGTTGATAAGTGGAAGATACTTTTTAATGATCTTGGTTTTTACGCCACCATCTTTGAGAAGAGTATATGCAAAATCGTGATACTGAATAGTTTGTTTTTTCTCTCCTAGTAGTTCGTAGGTGTCTCTTAAGTTTTTATTAAACTCCGTTAATTTCTCATGTTCAGAATTTCTGTTTTCAAGTTGAGTGGTAATAGTTTGAATTTCCAACTCAAGATCTCTGACTTGTCTTTGGTATCCAGAGATCTTAACATTGTTCTGAGAAATCTCATTAGTTAGTTTTGTTACCTCTTTAGAGAGTTTAAGGAATTGACGCTCTCGATCCTCTTCTTTTTGAATTGCAGTCTCTAGTTCTTGGAACCCAGACTCTAACTCCTTCTTCTTACTATGAGCGTCCTTAATTTTATTTAAGCGAAACTCTTCCGCAATACCCTGCGTACAGGTAGGGCATACCGTATTTTCGTTAAAAAACTTATGCTCTTTCGCAACTGTAGCTACTTTGTTAGAGATTTTACCTTTTAAATTTCCAAGTTTCTTCAACATTGCAGAAGAACTTTCATAACTCTGCATCACCTTTTGAAGGTCATCCATCTCTTCTACCAGTTTGATATTGAGATTCATCGCATCATTCTCTTCTCCCAAAAGAGTCTGAATCTTAGATTCTTTATCTGCAATATTCTTCTGAGCCTGATTCTCCAGTTCCTCAATAAAGTTCTGTTGCATCTGAACTTTATCTTTCAGAGAACTCTTTTTTAGTTCTAGAGTTTTGACTTGATCTCGAACAGTACGAATCTTGTCTTTGATAATCATGTTCATCGCAGAGAAGATTTTAATATCAAGAAGATCTTCAATAACTTCACGACGACTATTAACAGGCAACTGCATGAAAGGAACAAAAGTCGATGAACCTAGGATCACAATCTGGGTGAAAGACTTATAGTTCATTTTCAGAACATTCTGTTCCAACCATTTCTGTTGAGTGCCAACATCAGCCATCTGATCCAACACGTTTCCATTGCGATGAATCTCAAAGATATTTGGTTTCATTCCACGACGAATCATCCAGTCAGTTGACCCAATTTTAAATTCAATCTCAACCAAACAGTCCTTCTCATTCGTGGTGTTGAGAAGTTGTGGTTTATTAATTTTACGGAAAGGTTTATTGAACAGAGAGAATGTCAGTGCATCTAACACCGTTGACTTTCCTGCCCCGTTACTTCCAATTACGATGGTTGTGGATTTCTCATCCAGTTGAATCTCAGTCCACTGATTCCCCGTAGAGAGAAAGTTACGCCAACGAATTTTTTGAAAACAGATCATCTTTAGGAGGAACTATAATATCTTCAGGGGTAATTACATTATACTCATAATTATGCATTTCGCAAGCGGCTACCGCCGCATCGTCATCAACCTCAACTACCAACATCTCAGGGTAATCATTGTCCGCTAACTGCAAAGCGTATCGGGTTGCATCATCCTCTTCTTCAAACATGAGAAGAACTTTATCTCCGGTCTTGCCTTCAAGAGCAAAGGCACCATCTTCCTCATATCCCTTTACAGTAAGAATAAACATTACTCTACTTCGCAAGCCTCTTTGTATACGTCTTGTAAAATAGAGGTAATGACTGACTTATCCAAGTCAACCTCAGCCTCTTGAATATATCTATTCAGGATTGAAATTGTATCTTCAGATTCTTCAGCTTCAAACTCTTCACTCTCAATAAGTTCAAAGTTTTCTACAACCTTCAATTCAAACAGATTAGATGAGTAAAGTTTATCAATATACTTCTCAAACTGTTTGGGGTCAGTCTTTTTGCGAACAATGACTTTAACAATCTTTTGTTCAAACGGTGTAGTGTCCAACATCTGATGAGGGGTATCCTCATAGTAGAGAATATGGAACATCTTATAAGGATTACTAACAAGAGTATGCTCTAGGGTTTCTGTATCAAAAAGATGAAATCCGCGAGTATCGTTGCAATCGTTCCAAAACATTTCATAAGGGTTCCCCAAATAGAACACTGTTCCATTATCAGATCTTGTGTGGTAATGTCCGGAAAAGACTTTAGTGAACTTATCATATAATTTACAGTCCATACCATCTTCCATGATATGACCACGATGAGCTCTAAATCCATTGAGTTCAAGGTGCCCCATCGCACACTTACTACTTGAATTTTTTATCGCACGGAAACTACTCTCAGAATTTTCTGTATTGATCCATGGGATGAACAATACCTTCAATTTGTCTATCAAGACCTCAGTGCATTCTGAGTAAACTTTCACATTACCATATTCACGCAAAAGTAAATCAACTGCATTGACGTTATTAGTATTCTTATAGTACGCAGTATGGTTTCCTACAATAGTATGAACCGTGATACCCATATCACGCAAACGATCATAGTAATTGTTCTTTGCCCATGCAAGGGAAGAAAAGTCAACACCTTTGCGACTATCAAAAGTGTCTCCCATGTCTATCACAACTTTAATATTCTCTTTCTCCAAAGTAGGAAAGAAAATATCATTATAAAATTTTAGAAAGTAATCGTGGAAAAGTTTTGAGTTTTTGCGACAGCCAAAGTGTTGATCAGTAATAATGGCTGTCTTCATTGATAGTACATCCTCGTTTGAACTGCGTCCTTGATACTATTATAATCAGAACTGGAGCCGGCCATCATACCATCATCTGAGAATACTTCATCATAACCAGACCTCTCAAGAATCTTGGTTTTGATTTCCAATTGTTTCTTTTCCTTCTGAATCCGTCTCAGAAATGCGTAGTGGATAATTTGTGTGAAGTATGCAAACGGGTTGGAGGACTTCTCAGGATTGAAGTTGTTGATGTATTGAACACAGTTCTCAATCCCATCACAAACCATATCGTCCTTGAACATGTAGTTCACGAAGTTTGGTTTGTATGAAAGGTGGGTAGCAATCTTTAGGAAGCATTCACCAAGGTAATTTGTAATACGAGGTTTAGGTTCTCCTCTCGTTTCCGCAAGAGCAACTTCTTCCTTATATGCGATGATCGCAGCAAGAAACTCTTTGTTGTTTACGTAGTGTTCGGATCTCTTCCTAGTCCTTGGCATTACATTAGACATTGGTATGTTTATCATTCATAACAATATTATATCATACTTATCAGGCTTGACAAGTACTGATTCTATGTGTAGACTAACTCTGTCAAGGGTGATGAGACAAATTAGCTTTGATTAAAAAGCTTCTCTAGAGATTCTCTTGCATCTTTGACACTCGACACGTAACCCATCTCCTTTGTAATTTTATTGGGTTTAGGCATCTTGATATTATAGTAGTAAGCCATTGCAAATCGAGTATACGTGTGTGCAATGTCTTCGTCAAAGATTTCACTAATAGTGAGTACTTTGTCCATTCCCACTATATATGTGGTTTCTCTACCAGATTTGATCCAAGGTTCCACCTTAACAATATTGACGTTCATTCTTCTAGATGAAGAACTGTTCATCATTGCTGGACATTCTACAAGGATTTGATCTTCTTCTAATTGAGTTACCTTTGCTACTATTTCTTCTCCCGATACTAACTTAATAACGGCGAGGAATTCTTCTGACATGTTTTTAACGGAATAGTGAGTATTTCATAATTAAAATTCTCTTCATTGTAAATTTTCACTCTCTCCATCAGATGATTTAGAGTATAATTTTTTGAAGAATTGTATGTGATGTCATCAGCGATATCGAATAGAGTGGCCTTAACCTTATTATCCCCTTTTCTAAGGACTCGTCCTATACTCTGTAAATTTCTTACTCTGGATTTGCTTGGTGAAGCAAAGATGACGTTGTGTAATCGTTTAATATTGATACCAGTTGAGAATGTTCCGTATGATGCAATGATGATTGCGTCTTCTTCCTGTTCTGTGATGGAACGAACTAGTTCCCTATCTTCAGTATCAACACCACCGTGAACGAAGAAACACCTTCTAGTTTCCTCCTTGTACTTATTTATTAGTTCAAATAACAATGCACCATGAGCTTCCACTCGACTGTATAATACAAGTGTGTTACCTTTTTGATCTAATGCTAAATTTTTAATAAAATTATTTCTTTGATTGTGACCAATAAGATATTGAATTTCATCCTCATACTTTTCAAATTTTTGTGGAGGATGTTTGAGTGTAAGGATTTTAATATTCAGTTTAGACAAATATCCTTTAGTCATCAAATCATCAGTGCTGATAATTTTATACGATGGTCCAAAGAGTCCTTCCAATACCCACTTATGAGTTTGTGTTCCATCCAGTGTTCCTGTGAAACCAAATCGATACTTACAGTCCAACAGTTTGGTCATGATACCAACCAGAGATTTGGACTTGAACAGGTGAGCTTCATCACCAATTACAACATCAAATCTTTCAAAGAAAGACTTCTCTAGTTTGTATATCGATTGCCATGTTGTGATGACAACTGGTTGGTCTGTAATCTTTTCACGACCAGAGTAGATCTTATGGCAATATGCATCTGCATCCCAACCATAATCCTGAAAGTCTTTATGCATTTGTTCTACCAATGATGTGGTAGGAACAACAATCAAAATATTTTTGTTTTTGTTTTCAAAGTATCTCACCAGAGAGTAAATCATCAAAGACTTACCAGAAGCTGTTGGTGATATCAGAAGTTTACGATTGTGTCTCAGTGCATCATATACACCCTTAATTTGATATCCGCGTGGTTTGTGTGCAGAAATACTTTTCATGTAGTCTGCAACCCCTTCTGGCGACACTAGGGCGTTCTCTTCAATTGGTAATCCATAGAACTTATTTCCTTCAAATTCATATGTATACCCTTGTCTATTGCAGAAAGATATAACCTTATCAATTAAACCAACATATAACTCGTTTTTTCTAGAATCAAATAGTCGAATCTTTCCATCCCAATACTTATTTCGATATTGAGGCATAAACTTTGCCCCTGGAACATCGAAAGTAAAGTGATCAGATAATTCGTGATAAACGTGTGGTTCGGCTTCTATTGTGATATAGACTTCATTCTTTTTCTTAATGATCAAATGAGACATTCACATATCTTCAGTTAAAGATATTTATAGTTTATCTACGAATATCTTTTAAAACTTGATCTGCTGCTCTTTCCAATCTTGGATCTACTTTTTCTCTCTTGGGTTTTGTAGTTGGAGTTGGTTGTACAACTGTTTGAGTGCTTCTTCCCTCTCTCGCTCTGTCTAGTGCATCATCTTTTCGATCTTGTCTTGCTTGTCTCGCTTGTGATTCTGCTGGAGATATTTTACTAGATGGTCTTCGAACACTTTTAGGAGTAGGTCTCGTTGTGCCACCTTGTCCATAATCAACGGGTTGTGACCTTCTACCTTGACCCTGTTTTCTTGATTGATGTATCAAACCCGCAGCACCAAGTGCAGCTGCGGCACCACCAACAATCTTAGGAACAATTGGTGCAATGAAGGGAAGCGCTAGAGGCACCGCTTCAGTTAAATCTTTTTTAAAATTTTTATAAGATTTCATTCTTGCACCTTATACTTATATTCTAATACTATTCTATATAGGAAATCTTTTAACATCGACAACCTCTGTTGTTCCAAAGGATGACCTCCTGGCCATGTTTCTATGGTTTTACAAACAGCACGATAGAGGGTGTGAACATCACTGATACCTAACTCTAACTCAACATATGGGGGTTCTTCATCATTAAATGGTTCTTCGTATTCATAGTCCATTAGTTGTACCCTGCTTGGAACTTATGCCATTCAATAGAATTCTTAATTTGATACGTGCGGTTTGAAATCTGTTTCAGAATACTATCAAGATAACTAATCATCGTGTCATAGTATTGGATCTTCATTGATGACTCCGAAAGTTTTTCATCTGCATCAAGATACTTTTGCATCGTGTCTTTGTCTCGAATTTTTTTGGGAAATGGATTTTCAATATAAACATCTGGGTCAGCTTTTCCTGAAAAGTATTCATATCGATCATGTCGAATGTTCTTTTTCAATTGTTCAGCTTTTGCACGTAAAAGAATCAAATTGTTCATCAATTCATGATACTTAGCATGAAGTTGAGGAACTTTCAGTGACTCTTCATGGAGATTATCAATATCGATTTTGGAATCTTCTTCCCACATCGACTGAATCATGTCAAGGTTTAGAATCATCTAGTATCGCCAATGGTCGGTTTGTTATCTAGTCTAACACCATTTCGATCAGTTATCTCATATATGGTATATTTGAAACTGACTTGTGCAGTGAAGTATGAATAGTCCCTATCACTCACATCAAACTCAAGTGTAGAGAGGGATGTTGGAAAGACATCCTTAAATTTAACAAGAGTATTTGGTTGATAATTACTATTTAAAATTTGTAAAGTCGCATCAGAAGACTCAAAGTATCTTGGATCTGTGCGTTCAATATCGTTAATAACAGAGTATGGGTCTTCTGTTCTCAATGTGTTGTATTGTTCCACAGATTCTGGATATCCAAGGCCAGTAATCCATTTATAAATTTGGAGATAATTCTCCATATTCTCATCAATTAAGAATCTAAGATTCAGATCATCATAAAGAACCTTGTCACCAGGAACTGCAATATCCTTCAGATATGTAGCTTGTACTGCAGTTCCCATACTGATTGAGGGAATATTTGCAGACTGGCACATAAAGTCAACCTTCGGTGCCTTTGAAAGGATAAATTTGAACCCTACAGGAGACATGTAGTTCCTGTTGGATATTTGTTTTGCAAAGGGAGATTGACTCATGAGAGTTTTATTTGTATTTAGATAAAAAAAGAGGGGTCCGAAGACCCCCCTTGCACTTCCTTCACACTGAAGGTATTTAGATCACATAAGGTTGCTAACGGTAACGCGACGATAGTAGCGGTTGCTGTTAACGGTAAGAGTACCATTACCCTGGGTTGTACCCTGGGAGAATGGGTTCTCAACCATGCCATAACGAGTCTTGAAGCCAATTTTTGGCTGGAAGGTGTTCTCGCCGACGGCGCGTACCATCTGCAGAGGTACGTAAGGGCAGTAGAAGAGACCAGCGTCATAAGGGGAAGCACCCTTATAACCGATGACATAGTACTGATTTGCAGCACTGTTGGCAGCATATGGGTCAATGTAGACTCTATACTTACCATTGATTACACCAGCGAAGGTGTTACCAGTGTCATCAACGTTGAGGTTAGCGTTAAGAGCAGGGGTGTAGTCCAGAACACCAGCCATGGTCAGTGCAGAAGCAACGTCTGCAGAACACATGATGATGTTACCCTTCCCTCTACGAGTTCTCTGGGCGATTGCGTTCGCATCTCTTTCGATCTGGAACAGGAGACCCTTGAACTTCTCAACAGACCAACGACCGTTGGAGTCAACGTCGAGGTTGAAAGTACCAGCCTGAGCGGTGTTGACCTGAGCACCAGTCTCAGCAACTTTGTAGATGGTACGGATGACTTCGCGGTTGATCTCAGCAAGAATCTCAGTAGAGAGAATGTTTGCGAGTTCAGCCTCAGCGTTCAGACCGTGAATTGCCTTCAGGTCCTGAGCCAGTTCCATTGAGTACTCAGCTTTCAGAGCACGGGACTTGGCGGTAACGGTGACCTTCTCGATCGAGAAAGCCATTTCGTTGAAATGGTTGCTGCTTGTACCAAGACCTTCAGCGTCGTCGGTACGCATACCCTGACCAACATCGTAACCAACTTGGGTTGCGTTGCTGGAAGGATTCAGAGCACCAGGGTTGGTTCCACTCTGAGCGGTAGTACCCAGACCAGTTGCAGCATTAACGAAACCGTTAGTCTGCGCGTTGGTCGAAGCCTGACCAGAGAATGCAGTATCTGCTTCGTTGAAGAATGCTTCAGTACCCAGTCTAGCATCAGCGTTGGTTCCGTCAACATAACGGGAACGCATCGCGAAGAT